TACCCACGCTGTCATCTCCTTTGTATACCGTCTTTGCTTCCAACTGCTCTTTCAACAACAGCTTGGCAATTTCGTCATGCGTATCCATCAAAGCGCCTAACTGAGTACCAATGTCGGTGAACACGTCGTTCGGGTCAGCCTTTGCTATCTCCTGCACCCTCTGCACTTCCGCGTTGTACTGCTGCTTCTGTATAGGCGTCGGGTCAACTATCTTGTTGTACTGCTCCTTCAGGTCTTTCAGTACATCGCTTACATCCCCCGCCGCGCCCTTGATGTCTTTGTAAAGTTTGCAGCCAGCCTTTACTGCTGCGACAGCGGCGTTGGCAGCGGCGAGTAGGGTTAACGGGTCAATTTGTTATTCCCAAGGCCGCTTTAATTTCTTGCGGCGTAGATGCCGCATCGATCTGCGTCTGCATTGCGGCGTATTTATCTCTAATGGCTTGTCGAGCTGCCTCAGCACCCTCCGTCTGACCGGGTATCTGCTTGGCTATCGCTTCGTCATACGGCTTGAATTCCTCTGCTCTAGCGGCACGACGCATATCGTGACCAATCGCCTTGGCTTTGTTTACGTCAATTACGATACCCATGTCCATGCTCCACGGAAAGTTCTGTCTGACGGAATTTCTGTTACATCCACAATCTTGTATGGCTTGCCAGCAGGTACATCCTTATCAGCAATTTCTTGAATCGTTAACTTGCACTCTGGCGCTGGAATAACTACGGCTACACCGCCGTCATCGGTTGGATAAATTATGCGATAGTCCATGATTGCCCTTTATCGTAAAACAATGACAGTTAGGTTGGCTGCATCAAATAAATTACCTCCGCTAGACAAAGAACCAACAGCCAAGCTAGTCGTTTGTACTGGAGTGGCAACAGTTGGAATAAATATGTAACCGTTTGCTGTTCCCGGTGTTCCCGCAGCTCCAGCCCATGCGTAGTTTGTATCTGGCATTGCATTAGTAAAATTAACTGTAAAAATACCGGTTCCCCCATCGGTGATGCTCGACACATTCCCAGACGCACGAATTACAGGGGTACCAGTACCATTAAAGTTCACCCAAGCCCTGCAACCGTATGCGGTCTCTACAGAACCGTAACCAGAATTAAACTTAAAGTTGCCGCTGGCATCAAATTCCCCGACCTGAGTGCCGCCTTCAGCAAAACCAATACGGTCTGCGCCGGGAGAATAAACTCCTGTGTTGGTATCACCAGTAAAAGTAACCGAAGGGGTTGACGCAGAGCCAGCAGCAAATTGAACTGTCTGAGCGCCACTAGTAACAACTACTGTTCCACTAACATCTGGCAATGTGAGTACTTTGTTTGAAGCCACAGACGTAGGCGCAATCAAATCCACATAGTTCGACCCGTTGTCGGTGTCTTCGTAAAGACGAACTGTAGATGCTGTTGTTGACGTTGCTGATACAGCTAATACACCAGAAGTAATACGCGCTGTCTCCGTGCCGCTACTCTGGAACACCAGAATGCCGTCATTCCCGCCAGTGCTTTTTAAACCAGAGGAACCGGAAACTACGCCATCATCGGAATTAATTATGCTTGGCATGATGTCCTCTTAACGAAAAATAGCTATAGAAACTACTACGCAGTTATCAAATACTCCTGTATCGTTAGATGTTCTAACCCTAAGTGTCGTGGTAGTAATATCTGTTGGGACGGGAGATATAATTCTTGCTACGGCACCACTTGCCGCAACAGCGGCTGTCCCAGTTACAGCATAATTTGCATCGGGCATTGCGTTAGTAAAAGTAATTGTGTAGTCGCCCGTAGCCGCACGAGTAACACTTGACACATTTCCGCTACCTCTAATGGTAGGCGGTGAAACTGTCCCGTCAAAGTTCACCCACGCTCTACACCCGTATGCTGTAGCTGCCGACCCATAGCCGGAGTTAAATTTAAAATTACCGCTGGAATCAAACTGCGCACGTTGCGTCCCACCAGTTGCAATATCTACAGTATCTGCTGCGGAAAAATAAACACCTGTATTTAAATCGCCTGAGTTTGTAACTGACGGTAAAGCCGCAGTGCCGCTTCTAAACTCAACCTGTCCGCTAGGGTTGACGCGCAAAGCCTCAGTGCCGCCCGTGGTAACGCCAAGCGTATCTGCGGCAGGGAAGTAAATACCCGTATTGGTGTCTGTTGTGTTTGTGATGGACGGAGCCGCAGCAGTACCCGCACCGAACGTCACCGTGCCGCCTGTCGTAACCAGCGTACCACTAGCCGCAGGTAAGTTGATGGTGAAATCAGTGTTGGTATTTGGGCTTTCGAGTGTGATCGTACCCGTACCACTTGCGTTACCAGCTAATGCAATCTTGCTCATCGTGGTACTCCGTTATTCGTAAATGATGTTTATGGTGCCAGCATCAAACTGGTCTACACCGGTGGTAGTAGTTAGTTGTATTTGTGTAAGAGCTGAACTTAATGATTTCGACCCAGTTGACAAGAATGTATACATCGAACCGGCAACATTTCCTGTTGAAACCACACCAGACACTACCCAAAGGTTCGTGTCAATCAATGAAAATGTAAGCTGCCCGTTAAAAAACATGCCTGCGGATGTAAAAGACGTTCCTGCTGAAATTGAAAAAATACTATTGTAAGGCGCACCAGTTGCGGTTCCGTATCTATCTACCCCGCTTGCACCAAGTATATGGTTTAGGTTGTTGTACGTCGTTGTGCTGTCAATTCCAGAGGATGTACCTAGACGAACTCCAAGACCATTGGCACCGTTAGTACTAACTTGCGCAAGTAACAAAACAACTCGTTTAGCCCATGATGGGATGCCTGAAATAGTCGGTGCCGTCCCTGATACAGTTATAGGCGTACCCGATACAATTAAACTGCCGCTCACTACCGGCGTGCCGCCTATCGTCGGACTAGTCAAGGTTGAGCTAGTCACGGTTGCACTGCTCACTGTGCCGCCATTAATTGTCGGGCTGGTTAACGTCTTATTCGTTAGCGTCTGCGTAGCATCTGTGCCAACAACCGTCGTAGTTGCATCAGGAAATGTGATTGTTCTGTTAGCTGCAACAGAAGCAGGAGCGGTTAGCTCCACATAGTTAGTGCCGTTATCTACATCTTCTGCCAGACGCACGCGACCCTGCGTGGAGGTTGTGCCCCCAATATCGATCAAGCCGTCGCCGTTAATAGTGATTGCCATTCTTTGCTCCTTACAGAACTAACCAACGCTGACCAGTAGCAACCGTAATCGTGATACCAGAAGCGATACTTACCGGCCCTACGCTAAATCCATTTTCTCCAACAGCAATGGTGTAGCTGTCCGTCGCCGTGGTTCTGTTAATGACAATTGCGCCACCTGCTTCTGCACCACCCAAACCACCCCAAATAACACCGTTATTGCCTTCAAATCGGGACAGTGATGTGTTGTATCGAATGCTGCCTTGCCCACCTGACTGCTGCGCAGTGGTACCTACCGGCAAGCCCAAGCTACCCGTACCGGGGACAAAGTTAAACCCGCTTGCGGCATCCCATGTTGTGCCGTTATACCGGCAAAATACTGTTGAAGTTCTACCCGCAGGTATAGCTACTGTAGACCCGCCACTGAGAGATGTTGAGTTAAGTCCGGTGGATACTGCAATGGTCGCCGTCTGGTTTGTATCATTTCTGATGACATATACTTTGTTGGTAGGCGGTGGAAGCAGCGTAAAAGCCGTACCCGGCGAACCCGTAAGAAGCAGCACTGCTTGCCGCGCGTCGTCGGTCAACCCCTCAGCTGCGGAGATAGCTTGCGGGGTTCCTGTGATGACAATAGTCTTCACGCCCGTAATGGCTTCGGTGAGAAGTGTTGCCAGATTGTAATTAGTTGTGGTGCCCCATGTACCCGCCTGTTCGCCGGTACCAATCTCCGCAATCCGTAGGCTATTGTTGTAGGTAGTTGGCATGATAAGTCCTTACTTGTTAACTATACGATAGCAGGTTCGTCAGGGAAAACAACTGCCAAGGGGTCAGTGTTTGTCTGGGGAATGTCCCGCAAAGCTTGTACATATTGCAACAATGGAGTTAGCGTAGCGGGGTCAGCAAGACCCAAATCAATCAAGTCCCGTTGCCGGTCAATTTTCCACCTGAAAGCTTCAATTCTATTATTCCGTTCTTCCCGAACCTCTACCCAGACAGCATCTAAATTCAGTTCCCAGCTTTCTGTTTCTGGTACGTAGCGGTAAGAGTTCCCGTCAAATGGGTGCATGTTTGACGTAACGTCATAGTCATCTCGATGCAGCTTGTCGCCAGAGTAGATAAAGCCAAGGTCTTCGTGGCTAACATACGTAGGAACATTGACAAGTATCATATTAGAACTGCCCCGTGTAATAGTCGCCAACAAGTGTTGGGTTAAACGGAAGAATCACTATTCGATAGTGCGTACCCGCAGTCACCGCTATATTTATACCGTCAGAGTTTAAGCCGGATGCCGCCCACGCTATAGTAGTTACAATCGGGGTTACTGTAGATAGATTGTAATCTCCAGTTGTACCGTAATTAATCAGATACCCAATACACCCATAACCGAGATACATTCTTCTGACGAATGTTGACGCTGTAGCTCTAAATACCCCAGAGTCATAAATACAGCCGGGGGGTGCAATACGGATAAAACGCCACTGCCCAATACCAGCTCGAGCCATCATTGCTTTAGCATTTCCCGTTCCTCCGCCGCCGCCGAGGGAGGATGAAAACCAAGCTGCGTCAGGCGAATAGCCATAAATCTCAACGGTATCGTCGTTCGTCTTAGCGCTGTCCCCGCCAAGCAACTCAAAGTCGTAGAACGTACAAGATGGGTTAGGGACAAACCGTAAAGTAATCGTTGCCCCTGCCGTTGCAGCAGCATCTCTGTTTCGACTTAATTGGATGTAATGCAAACCCGTACCAAAGTTATCCCAAGCAACACTAATTACCCTTGCGTTGTCTATCGTGGCGCTAGTTGCAGTAAGCCCCGTTCCAGACGCTGTATATACCTTACCGATAGCTAAAGCGTTTTGTATGTTTCTGACAGCCGTGTTATTTGCCACACTATTTTGCGTTGTGTAGTAATCGTTAATCCCTGCATCTGCCGCAGATGTAAAAGTCAATGTGGGAAACGCACAGGTAGTTGTTTCTGTTGAAGCATTAATACCAGCAAGCTCGTTTGTGAAAACGGCTGATATGTTGTTCGACTTAGCGACGTTGATCGCATTTCCGGGTTGGTTTAGGTACGAAGTGTATGAGTTAACCCGCACAAACGTAAATGTCGTACCATTTGCGGTGGATGTAGCGTTAACAAAACCAGCTCTATCGGTTAAATCAAACGTCTTTTGCCCAAAATATATGTATGTTGTGTAGACGTTTGTTGTCGTCGGTATGCCGGGTCCTGTTATTAAAAAATATCCGGGGTTCCTGTTGAAGCCGCTAGTTGCTCTACTCAAAGTAATAGTAGAAGACCCGTTTACTGAATCTCCAGTAAGCGTGAAACTTTCTGCTGCGCTACCTACGGGCGGGCCATCAAAGTAATAACTAAAGTCGTTCCTAATATTTGCGCCAACGCCCCAACTTGAACCGCGCAAATACCCACGGAATCCGAAGTTGTTTCTGGAAGAGAAAGTGATATCTTGTCCGCTGTTATTACCTGCGTTTACCCACGTAGGGTCCCCCGGATCGACATCAATGAGGCAGGTGCCCTGCGGCACATATGCGCCCCACACTTCTGGTACACACGTAAGGTATGCAAAATAGCCAGTAAAGCCGTTTACCGTTCCGTTTGACGTAGAACCAACATTCCACCAAGCAGTCGTAGCTCCAAACGGATTACTTGCTGTTTTAAAGCACATTACCCCGTTACAGTACAACCTACCGGGGAATGCCGTATCTAACGGATTCCATACCCACGTAAGTATGATCCACTCGTTAATATCGTTAAATTGCCAGACACGAAGAGACGTAACAATTGCGGCGGGAGCGGTCGTTGCCAACGTGACGGACAAGCGCCTATCTACGCCACCTTCGTTAACAATTACTTTTATTCCGTTAGCCGCCGCTGCACTACTAGCCACCCAAAACACGTTCTGGTTTACGGTAGTAATGTCATCAACTCTAAATCGTGCTTGGATACTAAACCCTCGCGGTTTATTATCTGTTGACAACGGCAGTGCCATTGACTTGGTAGAGAATATACGTTGCAGTCTTGCTGATGGAAACTCTACGGCACCACCTGCCCCAGTATCAACAAACGGTATGCCTCCTACCCACGACGCTCTGTTAGCAGATAGTGCGTAAACGCGCCAAACCGTACCGCCTCGGTCTTCACCTAACTGCCATGTCCAGTAGGTAGTAGCAGTATTGTTGTTGTATACATGGACAAAAGTTCTGGTGGAAATGTCGCCTTCAGTCCAATAGTTGTAATAGAGCGTGGTGGTGCCGCCAAAAGTAAGTGTGACTTCTTGAGCGGTGTAGCCCCCACCTGTCAGCGTCCCGGAAACCGTGTTATCTGCTGACCAGTACGAGAGATGAAATCTTTCGCCGTTAATTCGTATGTACACCTCTGATGTTGCAACAACAGACACAGATAGGATTGTTGGCGTACCTATCGTTCCACTAATAAGAAACTGGCCTGTTACTCGCGTACCCGTGGGGTTTTGGCTTGCATCCCCCGCAAAAGCAACAGCGTAGTTATACGAATTACCGTCTGCAAAAGTGTCTTCTGTTGGATCAACATAATTTAGACCGAACACAAGCTCAGACAGTGACCTTACATTCCTTGCGGTGGTAGGCCAGTTGGTTTCAGCCATGTGTAACAATTCACGCTGATACCAACGACCGCCGTTAGTTTGGTCGCCTATGTAATAGTAGTTACGTAAAAAGTTGTTTCGGTCAGTAGATGCTCTTGGGAAATTAACTACTGTCCAGTAGTTGTAGTTTGCGGCGTCGCTAGTTTGTGCGTTTCTGTCCCAGTAATAGTTATCCGGTGTGTCGGTATTGTTAAACCCACCACCCTTTTGCAAAGTAAAAAGAGAACCGTTGTTGGTCGTACCAGCGTTAGTCCACGGTGAATACCCATACCCCTCACCATAGATATTCCAATACTGCGGCTTTTGCCACGTATTAAATTGTAAAGTTTGAGTACGACTATTGGCACGAACGATACCGGTATTCGTTATTGCGTAATTAACAGTAGGGTTTCCTGATGCGCCATTCCCGTTAGTTACTGAAGTGGTAGCAGATATCCCGGTATTAGAAGTTACGCCAGAAGAAATTGTGCGCGGAGTAAATGTCCCATCTCCTGCTGGATTCCATGACAGCATTCCGGCAGTCCCGCCCATCATGTCTTTAGCTACTGCTTTTTTGGCGGGGTACGTTATGAATACATCTTTAGCGCCAGCAGAAAAATTTACTAGGTTGGCGTCATTGTTCGACGTATCCAGTACGGTCGTGCGGGCAAGTGTAGTGGAGTTAACTAGTGTGCCGATACCGACTTCCCACTCGTTAGTGCCTTGCCCGGCAATCGTGTAATAAGTCGTATCACTTACTGCCATAGCAGTGCTAAACGGCTGAAACCCCGTTACAGCACCAAGAAGCGTGATGTTCCCTGTGCCGGTGGTCGTAGTGGTTTCTCTTACGCGGTCTTGTATTACGAGTGGCATCCGTACCTCACACTGTGTTTATTTGTTGCCAATCACCCGGCTCGTCCGTGTTCTCAGTACTCCACCCCGGCGGTGTGTTGCTATCTACGTTTTGCCAGCTATTAATTTGATCGTTGTTTATCGCTGCCCAAACCGGAGCTAGTGTACCTTCTATATTTTGCCAGTCTGCGTTCTGCGGGTCATTAATTAGTTCCCACAAGAATCGGCAGAATGGTGAATCATTAAGCCGTACAAATTCTTGCACCGCAACAATAAAATCAGCTGCCGAACTTGCGGTTGCTAACAGTCTTGCGACTTCGGCCTGTACCGCGACAAAATCTACTTGCACAGACTGCGCTGCGTCCATAGCAGCCGTTTCACTCACTGTGCTCAAAGCATCGACTGTCGTAGAGGAGTTACCCTGTAGTTCAGCAGTTTCATCATAAGTTGCGACAAATACAGTCTGTACAGCTTGCGCTTCACTCGCATTAACTTCTTCTGCAACCACCCCTGCAAAGTCAACTTGAGCGGCTTCAGTATCAGCAAACTGCCCAGATTCGGCAACGATGCTTACAAAATCAGCGGTCACTAGTACGGAATCATCGACTTGCACATCTTCGTCAATGTCTGCAATAAAATCTACTTGCGCCGCTTGTGCAGCACTAAGGTCTGCTGCTTCGTCTATAAAACTCGCAAAATCTGTTTGGGTGGCTTCAGTGCTACTAAAGTCTGCCTCTTCGTCATACTGAGCAAAAGCGGTTTGCGCCCCAAGTACAGAAGCATCAAACTGCGCATCTTCATCAACGTCTGCCGCAAAATCAACCTGCGCTGCGACAGTTGAACTACCGTCTACGGCTTCAGCTATCGCACTTACAAAATCAGCTTGCGCTGCCTGCGCAGAACTTGCGTCTATTTCTTCACTTACTGTGCTTACAGCTATTAGTATTGGAGCTTGCGCAGCAAACATCTCAACACGATCTTCTACAATACTAATAATCACACCCGAAGTAATGTTCAGATCGTAAGCTTCAACGGTCTCTGATACATCTACTGCTACTACACCTCCGACAGCGACCAAGAAAGTAGAAACATCTACGTGCTCTACTATGCTCCTGTTTATAATTAACGCACGGTCATTTGTATCGATAACAGTTATTGTGTCACTTAAAGACACTAACAAATTAGCAATATCACTTACCGTACTACTACAATCAACGGTTTCAGCTACAAACGCTCCTGCGGTTTGAAGCGCCGAAATAACTGCGTTAAGCTGTACATCTTCATCAATCTGACCGTCAAATACGGTTTGAACAGATTGGGCGTTGTTAAAACTAACTGATTCATCGTTCGCAGCAAATACGATCCGTTCGTCGTCAAAGACAGCATCAAGTTGTATTGCCTCTGCTCGTGTGGCTGGAAACGTACCGGCGCAGACTTCAGCTACAGAACAATTAACTCCTTCAGATACAGACGCAAAAAAAGCGTTCTGCGCTAATGAAGAAAAAGGCGCTTGTGAAAAAGCTGTAGTGCCGAACAACATGCGCCTTTATCCTTCTTAAGCAGCGGTCAGTTGCGCCTCATCAAACCAACGAGATTGCACGACACCATTAGCATCAGTCCACGACACAAGGTACGAAAAGTTACCGTCCTCGTCCATGCGCAGAGCCTCAACTGGGCCTTGCGGTACAGCAACAACCAATTTAACGGTGTCGCCCTTTTTAAACATCGTAGCCATAGTTGCTCCTCAATTAAACAGCGTCAGCCGAGAAGGTGTAAGTGACGTTTAGCGTATCGCCGCTTGCCACAAGTTTGTCGCCGCCTGTGAAGTCCCCTGCTGAAAACAGAATGCCTGATGTGCCCGACGCTACAGTTGCCAAGAACGCACCAGCCACAGTTGTGGTGTTGTTGATGTTAAACACCGCAGGGCTTGCAGAGTTGTCGATAACAGACGGATCTGCCAAAGTTGCTGTACCAAACGTCACAGCTTTACGGTTGCCAGAGTAGTTAGTATCTTCAGTCCAGCCAATGTGAGACGCCAACGTGTCCCCCGCAGCAAACGTAGTGCCAGAGCCGGGGCCAGTTACCAGACCAAGATACCAAGCAGCGGTGTAACCCGATGCCTTGAAATACTTACTATTTAAGTCTTGCAGACCTTCATTGACGACAAGATTGTGAAAATTAGTTTCCCACTTCTTCCCCCCGTCAGGGCCAAAGCATTCAACCTTGAATACCCCACCAAACTTTACACGACCATCGCTGTGCGTGAGTTTGCTCACGTCAGCTTGAACAGTCTCACCCATTGTCGATTTTGCGATAGGCATGATCACTCCTTAAGGAAAACGAATTAAAGCCGTCGTTGCCGTATTCGCTGGCATGGTGACGGTGTTGTTGGTTGAAGTAAAAACTTTGTCTGAGCCAAAGTCTAGTACGGCGATAGAGGCAAACCCCATCGTCCAGTTATAAATCAAAGCGCCACGAGCAACAAAGTTAGCACCGGGCCACGATATATCATCAAAGTTAACGTATACCGTTCCAGCGTTAGGGCCAGTTGTCTGTGTATTGATTGTTACGCCCGATAGCGTTGAGCCGCCTGCTACATACCCGTCACCAACTACTTCATTATCAGGTGTATATATAGTAGTTTGCGGACCAAGATCAGCAAGTGCTGTAAATAATGCGATGTATAGCGTATCAAAAGGCAAGTTTTGCGCTCCCGAAAGCATCTCTTGCTTGAAGCTATTTGTCAGTCCTTGCTGGATAGCCATTATGGATTCACCTTAATCTTAGCCTGACCATCACGGTACGCATCACCACGCTCCAGACCTGTACCCAGACGGTTGAGTTGCATCAGCGCATCTTGATACTTTTTCTCGTACACTGCCATCATGTCGGCTTCGCCTTTCATGAAGATATAAGCTTCCACCAAAGAGCCGTACAACAAAACAGGATCGTAGTTATCACCAAGCCATGTGCGCTCATCTGCCGCAACAGTAATTGACTCGGGATAGTAGTAATAGTGAAGCTCTACGTTATAAACATCATTTGGTGTGGGGGCCAAAATGAAACTCAGCTCATCGGTAATGATGTTTGAAGCCACAGTCGGCCCAAACAAAGCGTAGTACTTTGGTATGCCTTCATCGCTGGGATTAGGGTATGCCGCACGTAAAAAGTTTACGTCTTTATTCAGCAGGTACTCATAATTGCCAACCCCATCAATTACAGCGATAGAGAAGACTGACAAAAAATCAGGGGGGCAAGATAGATACTTATTGCTGCTAGAAGTAACCCCAGTGACATTTTTGCGAAGCGCAGGGATTTGCACCGTGTTATATACACGGGTCTCCGTCTGCGTAACAAACGTAGGAATATTCGCTACGAAGTCGTCTTCGTAGTTCTGAGTGTACGCCTTAATTGCGTCAACAAGTTCTGTGTAAGTCACAGTTCACCTCAACCCATCGGGCCTCGTGCCATCAAGCCTTTGGTAGCCGCGCCGGTACCGCGAATTTTGATACCGGAAGTTTTAGGTGCCTTGTAATTACCCTTGCTAACTACGCCACCAGCAATGTTCATTTCGTTCATAGTGGCTGTGCCAGAATATGGCTTTAGCACTGCCGGAGCTGCGGATTTAATTTTTCCCATTGCTATCTCCTTAGCCCGATTTTTGGTTGGCAACACGTGCCAGATTACGGCCCATGGCTTTCATCTGTTCTGAAGTCACGCCACCCTTTGCCATTTTCTTGGCTCCGTGCATGCGCTTCTCGTGGGCACGAACCTCACGATCAGCGATTCTCTTAACTTGTTTAGTATCCATCTATCACTCCTACGAGATTGTCACGGTGCCTACGACACCAGCTGACGTTAAGTTATTCGGCGTAAGTCCTGCATCGTTAGCACTTGCACCGCCTACCGGCCTCCAGCCCCACTGAATTATCCTGCTACCACCTTCAGGAAAGCCACTTTCTAAAACACTTGTACCCGCACCGTTAAACACTTGCAACCCACTCAAGCCAGACTGCCTATAACTTCGATCCGGGCGCGGATTCCTAAGACCTTGCGGATCGTCCACCGGATACATACCCAGCTGCAACTGCGGGTGATCAGGGTCCCAGCACGTTGGGCATACTAACAACTCGTAGTTCTTGGTCTTAATGACCTCTCGCTTTAGTATCTTTAACTTATATCTCTGCCCACATCGGTCGCACTCAGCAATTGCAACCTTGCCAGATGCAAACCTATTAGCCATTAAATAGTGCCCCCAATAAACTGCTGCCGTGGCACAAACCGCAGTGCGGCCTTCTCATGGTCTTCGTTTGCCGCCAACTCCCACGCCTCATCGTACTGCGTCTTAAGCATTGCAAGACGCTCCATACCTTCAGGAATCTTGGTGGCGATGTAATAAGAAAGCCCAGCCGCCATACAGGGGATAAAACGGAAAGGTACGTCCATGACGTTGACACCTCCCCCTGCGTCTTGAGTACGGCGCATGCGCCAGTAGACGAATTGGTACGGCTGGGAACCATCAGGCGTAGGCCACACACTAACAGCGGGTAGCTGCGCCCAGTAGACAGTTGCGCTAGCTAAGTGACTAGCAGCAGTTGTGTTCTCTTGCCCACGGAAACAGTTGTAGAGCGTGTTGCCCACAATGTAGCCGTAGTTAATTAACTCGTTATTAATTTTGATGAACCCAGCAGCAGGTAAGTTTGCTGCTGAAGCCACTGTAATTGTCGTATCTGTCGCACTGATACCAGACGCCAAAACTGTAACCGGAGAAGTCTGCCCGTTTAATCGCTGTATCCAAACCTGAATAGGTCTTGCCTGTTGAAGCTTGTTAGGCAGTGTGGCGTAGGTAGATACGCTTATTCGGGTGATAGTGAGGTCGGCCTGCGTAGATTGCTGGTTGGCGTCAGTACGAATAACATGTTCCAGCAGATCAACAGTATCGTTAGGAAGTGCATAAGTATTCTGCCCCTGAACAAGGTTGATTGTCCCTTGCTCGATAGTCCACATATTAATGCCACGGTTTGCCCAATCAGCAAACATAATGTTTAGGCTGCGCCGTGCGGTCTTGAAATCGTAACCGGTGCGTAACTCTCTACCGGCGCGTTCGTACGCCTCTTCGATCAAGTCAACGAGTTCTAAGTTAAATGCGGCGGTACCGGAAGTATTTGCCATTATCTAAACCTCGCGGTCTTCTGAGCTATGCGTTTTGGTTGCGCGACGAACTGCTTGCCAGCTTTCTTTCCTGCCCGCTTCGCCTTGGTCGTAGCTGCATACTCGGCTGGACTGAGTGACTTGATCGCGTTCTCCGGCAGATACCGCTCTCCGGTCTTTGACGATGGCTTGCCACTCTTTGTGCGCCATTTCTGCTCCGTCCACGACTTCAGGCTTTGCTGCGGGGATTTCATACCATCTTGCCTCGTGTCTTACCACGCTGCGCTATTCCATCTGCACGGGAGGATGCAGATTTAACTTTGCCGCCCTTTTTGAACAGCTTCTGCGGGTTTTCTTCTACCACAGGACTTTCATTTTGCGGGGTCGGCGCTTTTGCCGCACTTTCCGCCCGCTTTTTGTCGTCTTCTCTGTTCTCAATTTGATTAGCCGCGACATTCCCAAGCACACCAAACCCACGAAGCATCTTTGGGTTACGTGCCAAAGCCGCAGTGCCAAGACCTAATACACCGCTTTTCATGACATCACTGAACTTGCCCATCACACGATCCTTCCACGAGTTTTGCCGCGCACAGCGCAGCCGTCAGCACGTTTGGAGGCGGACGAAACCTTGCCGCCCTTCTTCATACCGCGCCCACCAACTTGCTGATACGTTTGTGTTGTAGGGTCATATGTATAGCTTGGCGAATCTGCACCGCCTTGTTTCGCTTTAATCTGTTGTACTGCGTCTCTTAGTAGATTTAGCATGTCACACCATCCTTCCGCGAGTCTTGCCGCGTTGAGCAATACCGTCAGCACGTTTGGAGGCAGAAGATACTTTGCCGCCCTTCTTCATGCCGTCAAGCTCGGACATTGCTGCGCGTCTACGTTCTTCCGGCGAGGGGCGAGTGCGCTTACCTGCTGCATCACGCTTAATACCCATTGCCTGATCTGACTGCTGATTGCTTTTATCAAACTCTTGTTTGCTAACTTCGTTATTATTAACAAAGTATTTGCCGTCCTGCTGACGCAACACCATTTCTGCTGGCGTGTCCCTCAGCCCCGCTTTATTTTCAATCTCGGCAAATGTTTTCGGGTCAACGTCCTTGACCTCGCCTCTGGCGCGTTGCGCGTCGATCTCTTTTACGAGTTTGCGTAAATCACCCACGATAACCTCCGCCCTTCTCTTTGTACTTCTTGGCGAGAAGCTGTGCCTTTCTCGCGCTCCATTGCCCTGCCGCTGTGCCTTGCGTCGCTGAGTTCTTAATCTGGTTGAACAGACTTTTCCTCATGCTTGGCTTGGTGTAGTTGCCAGCTTCGTTCACGCGAGACTTAGTAGCCCCGCCATCCTTGTAGACAGTCACAGGCTCGTTACCATCCCGTTTCTTGATCTTCTTGATTTTGGCAGGGTTGATATCACCCATCCCGCGTGAGGCCATCATGTCAGCAAGCCTTAGCCTTACCACCGTAGGCCATCTTCACCATCTTGCCTTTGGTTTTGCCTTTAACAGCAACGCCGTCTTTGCTAGGGGCAGCGGTTTTCACAGCGCCCATCTTCGACGCAGCAACGCCGCCCTTCTTCATACCAGCCTCCGCCATCTCATGTTTAACCATGGACTTAGGTGCGCCCTTCTTCTTCATGAACGCAACCTCTTTCTTCATCATAGCTTTTGACTCAGCCATACCGCCCTCCGCAAAAAATTCACTCTTCCCGTGGCGGGTCGAGGGTTTATTAACCTTTTGAAGGTCGGGACGAGCACGTGATGTACCGGTGCCGAACTTCTTACCTTTGTCTGCCTTTACATATTCTTCCCCGACAGACTGAGGGATACCTACACGCTTGGCGGCAGCAGGGTCATTAGCGACCATCGCCATCAAGTTATGCTGCGCTTTTGACTTGCTAGGCATTAGCAAATCTTTCCGCGAGTTTTGCCCCTTTGGGCAATACCATCTGCACGGGACGAAGCGGACTTAACTGAACCACCTTTAGCCATATTTATGGCACCGCCCTTTTTCTTCTCGTAAGGCGTATCAGGCTTCATACCTAAGCCTTCTTTGTAAGACCGCCCGTAGTTGCGCACGCCTTTTGCAAAGTCAGATTCACTAATACTCTTAGCAAGACCTGATGCTTTACCTTTTATGTAGTCAACTGCTTCGCCAACGGCATTACGAGCAGCTTCATTTTCTGCTTTTTCCTCTGCCTTGAGCTTTGCCTGTGCTTCATCTTCTTTACGCTGACGGGTATCTTGGCGTGCTGCCTCTATGTCGGCTTTGGTAATTGGCATTGTGTTACCCCTTGTTTCCAAAAAAGTAGACCAGCGCACCAGTGATAGCGTTACTTAGCCCACCAATAAATAGAAGCACCTTCCAGCCGCCCTCTGCTTGCGACAGCTTTCTGTCAATATTTTGCAGGGCGTGCTTTATCAAATCTATGTCAGAGACAAGTCTGTCCATATCATCTTGAAGATGCTTGATGTCGTTAGCATGGGTAGCTAACTCCCGTGCTGTTTCAATTTCTGGAGATGCCATAGCTAACACTTCCAAGCCCTCAATGATTTGTTAATACGGCTATTCGGATCGTTCGCGGTTTTGGCGCTTGTAAGCTTTTTCTTCATCCCTGACATACGTGCGCAGAATGATTTCTTCCTTGCGCCGCCTTCCGGCTGGGGAGGTTTCAAGTTCATGCCTTGCGCTTTCGCGGAGGCTCTCCCTTTGGCGTTCAAGCCGCCTTTGGGATTCTTTCCCTCTTTCCTCGTCCATGCCGGAGACTTAGCCATAGAACACCACAATGGTTGCGTTTGCTAACGTAGCGTGAACATCAGTGTTGAACTTGATGCCTTCGCCGGGGAACAGAATATGCTCTGACCCCGCTATCGCTGGTGCTGTAAACGAGAACCGCGTGGTGCCGCCAGAACCGCCATCTTTCAGGACAACCGTACCACCAGAAGCGTAGCTGACAGTCACCGCTTTTACACGGGTTGCGTCAGCGTACGCAGTATTGGTGGAGGTTACCTGTGCGGCTTTTACGTCTGTTTGCATCATGGCGATGCCTCCTTATCAGACGTTCTGCTGACCAACCAGCGGATCGGTGACGAAGTAAGTGATGATGCCAGCAACAGGATCGTTGCCGCTTGTGTCACTACGGGAAGTCACGTAAGCCATCTCGGTGGATGCGGTGCCGGTTACAGCCGAACCAATGCTAATAGTTGCAGCAGAGGCTACAGACAAGTTGTTGGCAATCGCCGCAGGGGTTGCGGTGCCGCTGGTATAACCAGTCGTGCCAAGGTCAACAGAGCCAGTACCAGCCGTAATAACGCTTACCGAAACGACAACTGCGCCAGCCGGAAGAATAAGTGCTGGGCCGTTAGCCTCAACCAGAACATTAGCGGTTTCAGATGCGTCAGGGATGTAGAACTGCGCAGCCATCAGGCCGGAGCCACAATAGGCGGTGCGAGTTTGATCGCCGCCACCCGAACGCCAGATACTTTGGGTAGTAGAAAGAGCCATTTGAATTTTCCCTCATGCGGTTAGGTGCGTCGATCTGCATGAAGTCAGGCCGGGGGCCTGTTCGAACGCACCGGATAATCCCCGGAATACCTACTTTATATACTACAAAAAAGGGGGCGTAAAGCCCCCTTTTTATTACGCCGTACCCGACGAGCCAAACATGCCCAGCGGGTCAGACCAGCCGAACGAGTAACGCTCACGAGCCTTGTAACGCACGTTGCCGGTGTCAAAGTCACCGTCCATCGATGTTGCCAGCGGCATACGAACAAAGTGTTTCATACCGTTAGGCACATCAGTGGTCAAGAACCATGCGTTCGTGTCGGTCAAGAAGTGGTTAACTGTATGACCTTCTGGGATCGAACCATTGTTCTTCAGCGCGTTGATGTCGTTGTCGTTGGTGCCAACACGCAGGCTGGTTTCCAACAGACGAGTAGCAACGAACTGAAGTGCTGGAGGGATAACCAACTTGCGTGGCTTAGCTGCGATCAGCAGACCACGTTCGTCAGTCCAAGCAGCGATCTGAATAACAGCATTTTCCAACGCGGTTTCGTTCAGGTCAGTCATGACTGACGGGACGTTCGAGTTGACGCCGCCACCAACCAGCGGATGGTTGTTAGCAAACAGAGCCTTGCCGTCGCCGCCCGGATACGAAGCCGAGAAGCCGTTGTTCAGCACTGCTGCTGCTTTAACTTGCTTGGTGTAAGCCATTGCACGAGCCAGCGCCTTGGTATAACGAGCCGATAGGCTGTCATACAGGTTATCTTCAATCGCTTCTTCAGTGATTGAGAAACCCAGAGCGATGGTTTCGTGATTGTATCGAGTGCTCCAAGCTTCCTGCGCATTGTCATAAGCAATTGCAGAGCCTTCGTTCTTGACTGGAGCAGCCGAGAAGCCAGACAGCTTGGTTTCTTCTTCGAATGAAC